CTAGCCCCGATGATTGTGTTTTCGTTTAAGACGCTCATTATTTCACATCCAATGAAACCACTGCATGAATTTTAGTTGCTGCTGCTACCACATAATCTATTCTATCAACTGCTGCGGCTGTAGTGCTAAGTGTGGGGGCAGTGCCACCTACAAACTTAAAGTTAGCTCCATAAGCTAATGTGCGTGAGCCTGTTCCGTCTTGTGTGATGAATATAGAACCAGACTGACCAGCGACAGTGTTGGTGGGATTAGCTAATGTGCGGTTGCCAGCTAGGGTGACTGAGTAGTTGTTGCTCAATGCTAGGTTAGTGGCAATGCTAGTTGCATCTGTCAGGGCAGTAACCTCACCACGCTGACCGGCTGTAAATGTTTGAGCGGATGCCAACGCTGCATGGCCTAAGTTGGCAGTGGCAAGCGTCCCTAGAGACACCCAGGCATTATTCGCTGCGTTCCTTTGCTTAAGTAAGCCAGTATTAGTATCAACCCACCACATATAGGCAAACTTGGCCGAGGGCTCAGAAGATGAACTATTATTACTAGTTACTGCACCTAGGATAGTGTTGAGTTCAGCGCGGAAAGCCGCGCCTGATTGGTTCCCTAATACATAGTCAGCGTTTGACATTTTATGCTATCTCCTGTGCTGTTACTGACAGCTCTGATATTTCGATGTTGTAGGCTGAGTCGTTAACACTCAACAATGCTTTAAATTGGAATGCTCTTTTGTTGTACTCGTTCACGTTTAACAATTCCCAAGCCGACCAGGTGGGGTTTGATGCCGGGTTGTCGGCTGTATGGCGAACATAAACTTTACAATCTCCGTTTGCGGTATTTGTGCCATCCCAGTCTGCCCAATCATCTATGTTAACAGACCTGCTGTCAACTAAATCCAAAGGCTGGGTTATAATTGATTTAATATGTCTCTTCAATTGTTGTCGTTTAACAGAGCCAGCATCTATGCCCGCTGAGAATGTATAAGTGCCGCCAAGGTCTATGCCAGCATCACCAATATCGAATAAAACAACACTGTCTATATCAGCCCAGGCATCAATATTATTTTGTCCTTCTAACTTAATAATGCTGCCTAGTTTAACAGTGTCATCCTGAGTGCCATTAAAGTTAGGGTGTTCAGATAATGTGCCAACACTGGAAAATGCTTGAACAGTGTCCCCTAGATTTATTATGCTGGTGACATTTGATTGTATACCACTGGAATCTGTTGCTCTGACAATGTAAGTTCCTGCTTGAAAGGGTAGAACGGCAACAGTCGCAGTTCCATTTAAGATAGAATTTCCTACAGATACTGAGTCAGACCAGCCAGCACTTGATGTTAAACTTGAATGGCGAACCTCTATATGCCCACCAATCCTAACGTCAAGGTCTACAGATTGATTCCAGGTTAAAATTGTAAGGCTAGAAACATTTTGAGCAGATAACCCAGTTAATGCACTTGGCTGTGCAGCTAATCCAAAAACCTCAATTAGTGCCGTTTCAGCCCAGTCACTATTAGCACCTAAAGCGTTTATAGCACGAACCCTAAAATAATACTTGTTTGGTGCAATGTCTAATATTTCTAAATCAATGTCGCTAACAGTCCCAGCGTGTGAGTATGTAGCAGCCCCGTTTTCTTTATATTGAACTTCATACTGATTTACAAACGCGTCATTTGCAGCAGTCCATTTTAGTTCGACTTTAGCTTTAACCCCTGCGCCATTTTTTGTAACATACAAAGATTCAGTTACTGAAGGTATGCCAGCACTAGCAACTGTAAATGGGTCTGGTAAGTTAGTATCTGGAATATCATCAGCTTCGGTTTTTTCTGACCAAGGGTATATGCTGTCTTGATGTTCAATTAAAGAAACATTTACAGTTCCATCAGGGGCCAAGACTAACTTCTGGACCCTAAATGGCTTTGCAACGAAAGATGGGGTTGAATGGGTAACTGATACAATATCACCAATAGAAGCATTTAAAGCCTCACTGGTCGAATTAAAGGAAACGATTAAAGCATTCCTTGACCGTTTTAATGCAATCGAAGCCATATCCTGAGCAGTGTAAATGTTTGTAGTAGTAGGTAAGTTCATTTGGCTAACTAATTCAACCCCCCCGTCCTGCAGTAAATACCCTGCTTCCTCTGAACTTCCTGCAATCGGGTGCTCAATTTGGTCCATCTGCCAATTAGCATCTGGGTTGCAAAATGTGGCTATAATTCTGTTGAATTTTGTGCGTTTGCTTTCACTTCTAATGCTTATTCCACCAATTATATGGGATTCTGTAAATGCAAATGTTGCATCACCCTCGTCTTCTATAATAAGACCATAGGCCCCCTTATTGTAAGGCATTAAGCCTCTCATTCCAGATAGTATTACTTTGACATTGGAAATAAGAGTTTTATTTGTGTCTATTACCGCGTTGCACTCAAAAATCTTTTGGTTACTGCCGCCAGAATAAGATGTAACGAGGGAGTCGCACTTGTTTGCTGCGGTTATAAATTGTGATTCATTTATAAAAGATGACGATAATCCCTTTCCATACCTAGCATTGGTTAAATAGTCTCTAAGGCAAAGGGCTGAGTTTGAACTATTGGCTACACTCGCTGTTGTTGTGGCCCTTGGGTCGTAAACTTTTTTCCCTTGAACAATTGCATGGATTGTTGGAATACTTCCAAAAGCGTCCTGGTCCCAAGTAAATCTGGCTGCAATATAAGCTACACCGCTTAATGTATGAGCAGAAGTCCAGCCTATGTTGGCATCAATTAACATTTGATCTGCATCTTGACCATCCGTACCAACATATTTGTTGATGGTCAACAGTCCTGAGAATTTAGAGTTGCTGCTTAAAATATCGTTAATATATACATCACCAATTGAATGTATTTCGCCCTCACACAGTGTTAAAACCATGTACAAATATTTATTATCTGTTCCAGATGTAGAAATAAATATTCTTGTTCCACCTATTTTTCTTTGTCCATATACTACAGGAATTGAAGAGATGTTGGATTGCTTGTTAAGCAAAACACCCCTATATTCTTGCTCAACAACCTCCATATCAGGAATGTCTATGAACCAAGAGACAACATCACTGATAGCATCAACAACAACATCAATGATTACTTGGCCTATGTCTAAAATAGGGTCAACAATATTCCTTTTTATCCAGCCGAATATCATTAGGCTTTACCCCATTTTAAATCACGCATGATTTTGGGTGCAAACTCAAAGCCCTTATCGCCATTAAAGAATATCTGTTGGCTGTTGTGGTTTGTCCTTCGCCCTGACTTTTTATTAAAGTCTGACCAATGAGATGCGGCTGTAATGGTCACGTTGCTAGTTTCCATTGTGTCGTTGATTGCAAAATTTGTAATTCGACCATCATACATTAATATAGGAGTGCCTATAATTTGAAGGTATGGGTCCATTAATACTCGGCTTATTGTTACTTGCTTGTCTATATAAGCATTATTCAAAAGGATGCTGATATATTCTTGACTGACACCAGACAGAGTTAGGCTAACTGCTCCAACTTGAACTTCTGTTGTTTCAGTTACTGCTGATATGCCCTGTAAGGCTCCGCTTGAGGCATATGTATTACCATCAAATATGATGTCAGATATGCACTCAGTGATATAAATAGGTGTTTCAAAATCTATCAATATCAAATGAGCCATTTGAAAGCTGTCTTTTGCAAGCTCAGTTATTACATCAGCATGAATTTCCCTACTCACGATAAAGCCTCTATAAAGTCCACTTCAAATTTATGAAGCATATCCGTTCCAATAGAATATTCCTGGACGTCATTGGCAAGCCTTACGGTGAAAGGCACATCATTATAGGTCACGGTATCAGTAGTTACTGCTGTTATTAAAGGTGGAACAATAGCAAGATTACCATTGCCAGCCCTATCAGCAGTCAGCTTATATATTTTATTATGACCACTAAACTTTATAAAGTCTCCGGCCTTTAATGTGCCTGTCAGACCTGTAGTTGGGACCACTGAAAGCCCTACTACTGCTGCTGTACAGGTTACAGTTCCACTAACAGTTGCACTAGATGAAGAAATTTCTGTGGGCACTATAGTAAAAACTGTATGGCGACCACGCAAAGAGTCAATATATGCACTTACTGGCTGAAATTCACTCCTTGTCATAGGTGGATATGATGCGCTAAAGCCCCATTGCTGACCAGCAATTTTTCTGCTCTGAATACGACCATTTACCGCTTGGGAGTAAAGAGTAGGGTCAATACTTGAGATAGAAATAGACGAAAATTTAGGACTTACAGGATATGTCATACTAAAGCTGCCCTTCCGCGCTCATTGAGAGCCTGGTTTATCACACCTACTATTGTACCACGTTGGGATACTATAAGTCTAGTAGCGTCTGATGTGTCTATGGCATTGATGTTAAAAGTTACGTTTGCCGTATTGCCTGCGCCCATATTTTTATTAGACGTTATGTTGCCAGATTGACCTGGGGTAAATAATTCGGGCCCACGCTCTCCCACCAAATAAGTTCCGGACCTCTGGACAGGTCCCCCTAATTCACGGGCCCCGGCTAGGGATAATCCTTTGGCCAGAGCAAATGAGGAGGCCATACCAACATTAGCTGCAACTGCGTTGGACCCAAACGTAGCCAATGATACTGCGGCAGCAGCTGGTGCATAAGCTGCGGCAATAAAAGCAGCCTGTGTTCCTGCTGCTGCCGTTGATGCTGCCCCAAATATGCGCTCTTTAGCAAAGTTGACTGCCGTTTGAACGCCCATTGCAACCAAAGCTGAGATTACCTGCCCCATGATGGTCCGGCCCAATTCTTTCATGGCATCTGCACCAGATTTACCAAATATTATCATGTTGGCAGTTGCGTCACCAATACCCTGTGAAAATGTGCCACCGGGACCAAATATGGTTAAAAGCTTGTCCGCCATTCGATCTAGAACTGGCATAGATTGAGCTTCCATTTCAGCCCACCCTTCATTAAAGGATGATTTGAATTGGTTAAATGCTTCGCTTTTTCTAGCCATAGCAGCGGCGTGAAGCCCTGCGTTTCTTTCCTCAAATACTGCGGTAGTGTGTGACATTTCCTCTTGATTTTTTCTATGTAGAGCTGAAATTTCACCCATACTGGCAGATGTTATTTTGACTTTTTCAACGGCAGCTTCTGCCTCAGTCTCATTTAATTCTGCCTGCAATGAAGTTTGTAGGTTAAAAAAGTTAATAACTGCCTTTTCATTTGCGCCCATCCCGCTAGTAATTGGAATTTGACCCGATAGTTGATTCATGGGCTTAAGGGGCTCTCCAGTGGTTGAAAGGCCCCTTAAAGCAAGTTTTGCATCATAAAGTATTTGAAGCTGAGCATTTAAATTATTAAGCGTATCTCCGCCAAAGGCGTTGGCATCCATAAGTCTGGCTTGGCTTGTTTCTATGCGCAATATCTCAGCATTTATCTGCTCTAAACTTCCAAGCATCGCGTCATCTATATTGCTCATGCCCAGCATCTTTTTAATGGTGCTTATGCTGCCTAGCACCCCCACAGTAAACGCCTTTAAATAAAACCCGCCCAGCATCACACCTACAATACCAATCGATTGTACTTCTGAAGGTAATTTTAAAAACTCACTCCAAAGACTGCTAACTGAGCCCCAAATGGCGTCAATGTATTTTTCCATGTCATCAGTAAACCTAGCCACACCTATGGTGGCTTGCTGAATAAATGAAGTGATTGATTGACCCGCTGCGGCCGCATTACTTGACAAAGACCCCTTGGTGCCAAACAAAATTTCACTTGCGGAATTGACTAGACCCTTAAAAATAGCAAATGGTCCATTATCCATCAATTCATCTTGAAAAAGTGTGAAGCTTCCTCGGAAATTGGATAGGGCTCCGGACATGGTATCCATTTGATCTGACATAGCACCACCAAATTGGTTGTTGCCTATGTCCATCAAATAGCCTTGGATAGCCTTGGATTCTTTCTTTACTGTAGTTGTGACGCCTTGGAATGTGAACGACACTTGGTCGCCCTGCTGCTTGGATTTGATACCAAATTCTTTTAGACGCTCAAATTCCCCGGTAGCTGCGTCTGCCACCGCTTCAATCATCTGGTTGAGGTCTTTGCCCATGGCTGCAGCAGTGTTGCCAAAAGCCGTCATAGCCTCTTCGCTTGGGTCCAGGCCAAATGCTTTTAGCTTGGTAAACGCTGATACTACTTGGTCTATCTCATAGGGAGTACGGGTTGTGAAATCCGTAAGCCTGGAGAAAGCTTTATCTGCATCATTGGCAGACCCCGTCACAGTTTTAAGCTGGATTTTCAGATTTTCCATAGAGGAAGCGGTTTGCAAGAAGCTCCTGATTACCAATCCTCCGCCAAGAGCCACTAAAGCCCCTTGCAGACTGAAAATCCGGTTTTTAACGCTAGATGCTGCCCGGCCCACCCCTGCAATGGCGGCAGTTGCCCTGCGAGAACCTGCAATTGCCCTTGTGGGGTCAACCGTAATTCCCAATACTGCTAGCCTATTTACCGCCATCTTCTTTCATCCTATAATAGGCCACCCAGCCGTTAAACTCTTCTACTGACATATCTGCCAGTTCGTGTATGGGTATTCTCAGCCGATCACCTAATGCATAAAGCCCCATGAGCTCAGGGTCGGCCTTTAGTTTCCCTCCATATCCTCAACGGAATCAGAGGTGGTAATCTCAGTAACCACACGGGTGATCACGTCCGGGTCAACGCTGTTCATTAGGGCTACTTTATCGGACAGGTCAAACAATGGTTCGCCCTGTGCGTCTTTAGCTTTCATGATCAACGCTCTTACTAAAAATTCCAAATCGTCATTCTTTGCCACTTTTAAAAGCTTGCGCTTTTCATTCATGGTAAAGGGGGAACAGTGTATCGTTGTGTCCCACTCAGAAATTTCAATTTGGCGGATGCCTTTGGACTCAAAATGAGCCCTGGCATTTTCAAGTATGCTCATTATACTGTCGCTACAGAAACAGCACCATTAGATTCAAAGCTAAAACTTGCTTCTACCATGCCGTCAAATGTGGCACTGCGTGAAACACTGGTGATGAGAGCTGATACGGAATAAAAAGTATCACCAGAAGCAGCTCCCTCTGGATACAGCTTCAATGCGACTTCACTGCCAGCAGACATTGCTACCTGTCCGGCAGTATCGGTCTCATCCCAGAAAGCATTTACTGAGCCTGATGCCGAAGTCAAAGTGGTTTTACGGGTACGAGCAGCATCGCCCATAACCGTGTCTTCAGTAGTATCGGCTGTTTCATCAAATGACCAGTCCTTCACCTCTGCGACTGTTGCTGAGCCTATCTTTACTACACCTTCACTGCCTTTATGATTCGCCATCTTTGTTCACCTTTTTGGTTGGGGTTGGTTTGGCTAAATTGCCATTTTTGGGGTTCGTTTCTAACCAACCCTTGCTTTTCATTCTATCCACTTGAGTATCATGAGCCAAGACAGGCTCTCCCCCAGTGGGTGGGTAAAGTAAAGTGCTCATTTTATGCGTCCCTCCTATAAGGAATAGTAATGTTAATTTGATACCAGATGTCTGAATTTCCCACACTGACAATAGAAGCCACTCCGCAACGCACATCATCAAATGATTGGTCATCAAAAATGGCGGCTAGGGTATCCACATAGCCCCTCGCAATAGCTGTCCCTGTGTTAATGGGGGTGAATAATTGAACAGCTATAATGCCTAAATGTATCTTTTTAGATTCCATAGCCCTATAACCCGATTCTCCATTCAAGATAGATAACCGAACCCAAGGGGTGTTGTTAGGAGTGTTAAAGTCCACATTCTCCCAGTCAATGGTAGTGGTGGTCCAGTTGGCATTTAGCCTGGATTCTATGCTCGTTCTTTCACTAGCGAAGGACATTTTTAATCCCTGCCTCTAATTCCAGCATTGAAACAGCCACCATTCCTTCAGGTGATTGTTTACTGCTGCCATTTTCTAATTCAAATACATAGTCTAGATTGTTGGTTATGTATATTGCTGCTTCACCATCACCTTTTTTCAAAGAGGGTGGTGGGGATTCGCCTGTTTTTGTAGTGCTTAAATCTGGTCTTCCTGCACCTACATTCCAGTTGCCTCTAGCTCGTCCGGTGTCAACAGGAGTCTTAACGGTAACTCTAGCATAAGCGTCTAGGGCAATCTTCCGGGTCACGAGCTCCAGCTCCAGCCCAGTGGCTTCCGCAAATTCTCTGATGTCCAGTTTGAAGCTCACCCTAGACGCTCCACTATTAATCTATGTGTAGAACCTGCCGGGTCAAATATTATCTGGGTGATTTTATGCACTGCACCACCCCTAGTAATAGTGTCAGAGCTGTCTGGCGTGACTGTAAGATCAGCACTAGCAAACAGTACCGACAAAGCCCCAGTATGCTCTGGTTCAATATGTGTGGGATTGCCCAAGCCGCCAGCCCCAAAGGGAGCTACGATGGCTTTAATACTATATGTAGTGTCGGTCTTAGATAAAGTGCCATTAGCCACATTATAGGTAGCCGTTGATTTCGCAGTGTAAGTTATGGTTTCTGCAATGTCGCCCGTGGCCAAAATTGCCCCGGAAACAGCAGACGCAATGGCTGCTCTAAGACTCATTTATGTTCTCACCACTGTTGCCGAACCAAATTTAGCTCTAGCATGAATAGTGCCCCAGCCCCGGAGCATCTCTTGGACTATGGTGGGCAAAACGTCAGCTGTGTCTGTTTTACTGAACGTCAGAGAAACGGACCCGGCATCTAGGCTAGCAATTCCTTTACCTTGGGCCTGAGCCGTTAAATCAGACACTGTAAGATGTCTGGCCAGTTCTGCCACGGCATTCTTAATGGGAGCAGGGATGACAGTGACCGGAACCGAATACCCGTCTATGTTAGTAACTGAACTTCTGGGCCATCTCAAGTATTGTGCGTCTGTGTTCTTGGAGCCAACCCATGTAATGCGTTCATCCAACAGCCGGGTAGCCATTTTAAGGCTGCGCTCTTTACTGTCCGTTGAGGCTGCGGTCCATGTTGCGTGATATAAATGGTCGGCATGGTATGAATCGGCATCCGCCACAGTAGAGTAGCTGTCGGATGTTGCCCCACCTATCGTAGCGGTAATAGCCATATTACTTAGCCACCCAACCACTTTTAATATAATTAGCAACTTCGTCTTTATGGACGTCTGCGGTATTACCGTCACGCTCCATTTTGGTTGTTTGGGGGTTTGCCTTTTTAGTAGCAGTTTTCTTTGAATCTTCCATATTAACTCCTATTAGGGGATTAAAAGGACCGGGAGCCTAAGTTGGACCCCGGTCAAGGGGACTTACCCTAGGAGAATTGCCATATTTTCCGACTTCCAGGCTTTAACACCCCAAGTAGCGGCTACTTCAATCATCTGCTTACGATAACCTTTGTAAACGCGAACCTCAAAAACGAGGCCGGAATGTGGGTCCTGCACCATCATAGCATCAATGGCCGCATCGTCACCACCGGGTACTGCTGGGGCGCGAACTGCTAGTTCAAGAGCGGACTGATGGAACATCACGTTGGCGGCAAAATTATTACCAACTGTCATTGCTGCGTTATTAGCTGCTGCTGAGATTAAGCCTGGAGCATTCAATACAACATCACCACCAGCAAGGGCAGTTTGAACCACGTAGATGTTTGTATCACCAGCAAAAGTCACGCAGTCGCCAGCAATTACAGTGCCAGAGCCTGTATCAAGGGTAATTACTGTCTGGCCTGCTGCTTCAGTTGCAGCGTTATTCACTAGATAGCTAGTACCACCACCTTTGGTGTGGGACGTTACCTGACCTGACTCACGCATTGAAACGCCTTGAAGGTCCAATAACACTCCTTGACGCAATAAAGTGTCACCACCAGATGTGTTAACTTGGTTCAAGCTTGCTAAGTTGCGCATTAAAGTGCCAGCTGAGCTGTTCATAACAAGACTTAAACGGCCATCGTTAGTTACGCCACCGTTATCAGCGATGATTTGACGGGCAGATGCTACAAGATTGAAGTTGGAAGCGAACGGGGTAGTGCCAGCAGTACCAATGGCACGAGATGCGCCCTGATAGGCTGCGACGCCTAGGTCTGTTTCCATTTCGTTTGTCAATGTGCGCATGGCCTGGGCCACTTGATCACCATAAACGGTTTCAAAGCCAGCACCATTGCCAACATGCTTCATGTCTTCACCAGTCCATGGAATCTGGACAGAGCGAGCTTTGCCGATTGTCATGGTCTTGTTATCGACAGTTTGATCTGTTCCTTCCGGAATAGTCATTGCTTCTGTGATGTCGCCAGCAGTAGCTGCACGAGTGTAAGCAGCACGAATAACGCCATTTTTAGCAACTCGCTCTGAGCTGTCTGCGTTGATGGTTGCTGCTGGGATGAAACCGACTAGCTCACGGCCGACTGTATCGGCTGCTTTATAGATGTCGGCTGCTAGGTCTGTTAGGACGTTGGCCATGGGGATAATTCCTCAAAAGTTTAAATTTCGAGGACAGTAGCGCCCTCGTTCTATAGTCTTAGATTCCACTGGAATCTTTAAGGGGTCAGTAACTCCGCTACTGTTACGAACATTATAACATAAAACGGCATTGCTAGTCAACCACTTTTCCGCCTTTTTTGGCGAAGTCTGACCGAGAGTATTGGTCCATAGAGTCAAATTCCGCTCTAGTTACTTGGTTTCCACCACTGCCCCCTCGGTTGTCGTGATTTCCACCTGCTCCCCTTGAAGGGGTGAATAGGTGGGGTGCTGAGCCTGTTAAACCTTTTACCCACTGGTCCACAGACATGGGGTCCGAAGTTCCAGACCCGTAAATTACGTCCCCATTTACATCAAAGGGTGTGGCTT